CCGCAGTGCTGCCCGCAGTGCTGCCCGCAGTGCCGCCCGCAGCGCCGCCCGCAGCGCCGCCGGCGCTTGGTGCTGATTCACCTAATAACGAACCTCCCGCCGCCGTTCCGGCTGCGGTAAGGCCAGCGCGCAACAATGTGTTTTCAAGAGAACGGCCTTGCACGGTGCTAGACAGCGCCGAACCTAAAGCTGCGCCAGCTATAGTTCCTAAACCAGGAACCGCTGTGCCTATCACTGGCAACGCGACATCTAAAGCTGTACCAAGAAACCCAAGATCATCTGGAACTTTTTCGGTCGTTCCGGTTTTATACATGCCAACGTATTCGGGTTTATCTAGAACGTATCCCGGCACTTCCTCTGATAAAGCCGCCAGCTTCTGCAATTCTTCCAATGTCGTGGCCGTGGCAATGACGTTGCCTTGGCGGTCACGCATCGTGTAAGTCTCGCCTGGCTGGAATACTACCGGTGCGGAGTTACGCTTAACCATCTTACCCGTAGCTGGGTCTGGCACCCCGACTTTTGTCCCCGTGTCAAAATACACTACGTTTGCGGGATCATATTCCAGTTTAGGTTGAAGAAGTTGGCTAGTAATGTTTAGTAATGCCTGCGGGTCAAAGTTCCCAAGGTCATAGTTTTCAAGTGCAGACGTAGGTGTTGGCGTAGGGGTCGGAGTTGGTGTAGGCGTTGGGACTGATGCAGTCACTTTCTGCTCCGGCGCAACTTGCACCGCTCGCGTATTCGTAATAGGCGGCGCAGAAGGCATCGTAATTTGCGCAGGGCCGCCTTGATACTCAGCGCGCGGCAGCAGGGACGCTATCGTGTCTGGAGTAACGAGCGGATCATACATGGTAGGAAGTAGCGCCATTACATCATCCCTTCTGGTGGCATCGGGCCTTCCGGCATCGGCATCGGCGCAGGCTCTGGGGCAGGCATGGGCATCGGCGCAGGAGCCGGAGCCGGAGCAGGCTGCATGGCCTGCTTCATAAACTCGCGGTCACGCTGCATCATGGCTTGAATGCTGGCGGTATTAACTTGAGTGTTATACTTTGCCTCGATTTCCGCTGCTCTTAACATTACGTCTGCATCGATCTTGTCGCGCTCACGATCATCCTTACGAAGCATCTCTTCGCGTTCAAGTTCAAGTTCGGCGGCTTTCTTCTGGATGTCGGCCTGAATAGATTGCGCCTGCACTTGCGCCAAGATTTCTTCAGGCGAAGGTGGCGGTGGCGGGGGAGGTGGCGGTGGTGGCTGAGTGGCAGGGTCTTTAAAGAACATATTGGGGTCTTTGAACCCAGCCAAGGCCAACATCTGCGCCAGGGTATTACGATACTGCCCCAGATCAACGAGCGGGTTGTTCTGCACACCGCCTTGCTGGATCAGCATTTCCTGCTTCTGGGCGATTTGTGCGAGGAACGCCAGTTTCTCTTCGTTAGTTCCAGTGCCAAGCGCAACATTGACGAGAACATCCATATTCGCATCCCACACACGCGGGTCAATCGGCACAAACTGATTGCGCAGACGAACCATACGCGGCGCGTCTTGATACGTCGTCACAAGATACAGCGCCTTCTTAAACAGGCTCTTCATACCCGTCTCTGCAAAAATACGGCAGATGAGTTCAATATGCTGCTGTGCTGCGGTGACTGTCGCCGCGACCGCAGCGCGGGTAGACGACTGAAGCGCGTTTGCATCAAGACCCGCAGCGGCCTTGCTGATACCTGTGCGGTTCTCACGCAGTTCATCCATATACTGCAACATCGGGAACGCTGCTTGGCCGACAAAGGGCTGGGAGAACGGCTGCACCATGCCCGGTGCGCGCATACGAATGATACCACCTACTTCGGTGTTCATTACGTCTTCGAGGTTGACTTGACCTTCGACAACAGCAGTACGCGGGTGGATAGACTGCGCCAGGCTGTCGAGCATATTACGCAGGATATTCGACTTGATAAGCTGGATGTCCATAACGACATCCGCAATCGACATACCAAAGAAGGTATGTGGCTCTGGATCAGGACAAAAGTCTACAAACGGGATGTGATCGCACGGTTCGTTGTGCAAAATCCGGTAGGCGCTGCCCCCGACACAGACACGGCGCAGTTCGGCGATACCGTCGCCGTCCATATCTACATAGAGGTACGCTTCAATATATTCGATCTTACGGCTTGCGAGGTCTGTTCGGCCCGCGCCAAGTATCGTTGCGTCCGGATTCCGGTCGAAGGCTTCTTCGTTCCCATTAAAGTCTTCGGTTGTTTCGTAGCCAAGGTCTTCAATCTCGTCGAGGTCGTAGCCCATCTTAACAAGATCGGAGACAGTTACATACCGGCGGTGGCCGACAAATTCGGCTTCTTCCAGAGATTTCGCTTGGCGGTCGATCAGAAACTCTTCAGGCGGAACAGACGCTACAGCAACGCGGCCCTTAGTTGTTGTGCGGACAACGGTGCAAGAGTACGTCGCAGGCGTCTGCGACATCATCATCATACCATCGGGGCCGACAGTTTCTGTTTCCGAGGTTTCAATTTCAACGTCACGAAGTTCTACGTCAGGGTCGGATACCAGAACAGTGAAGGATTGTTCGTCTAGTCCAGTATAGTCGATAGTCTCGACATTCTTCTCTTCGTCCCACCAAATTTTCATGATACCGTTCTTACGGATCAGCGCATCTTTGAAAGACGAGTAACAGACGTTGAAAAAGTTATTATCGCGGGTCAGACAGTAGTTGACGTATTCCGTCGCCTGCTCGGCGCTCTGCACATCTTCCGGCCCGTTCGGCGCGTACTCGACAACATTGTTGGCGGAAAAGAACACGCGCATGATTGACGGCATGATAGCCTGGACGGTGTCGCGCACGTCCATTGATACGACTTGGCTGCGACCTTCTTCTTCGTTTCCGAACGGCTCGCCTTTGTAATATTCGCCGGCTGTCGCTCGCTGGGGGCTGATAACATCATCAACATAATCGACGGCGTCATCTATCTCGGCTGAGACAATACCGTGTAAGTCGTCTTCAGTGACGCCCTGAAACTCCTCTTCTTCCATGTCCTCCGGCATCTCGCCGTTAGCGGCCATGTCAATTTCCTCGTCGGAGGGTTTACTGTTGTCGCGGTATTTCGCCATCTAGTTTGTCCTATTTACGCTCGGCGGAACGCTTTTTGTCCAAATACAGAATTGCCTCTTGTAACACAACTGCGCGATCTTTTGCATAGCCTAGCATGAGATTACAGAGATGGCATAAAATTCCGCGTACAATGTTAGTGTCGTGGCAGTGATCTACGACGCTTTGACGGCCATGTTTGTCAGTTTCAACATCTAGCTCACATGAACAAATAGCACACTGGCCGTTCTGACTTTCAAGCAAATCTACAAGTTCGGCGTAGTTAAGTTTATATCTGCGGTTAAGATTATGACATCTGTTGCAGAACGTGCGTCTGCTAGAATATTCCTTTATTGGCCGCTCGTGATTACAGCGACTGCAAGTTTTCGTCTCTGTCATTCACGGACCCCCTCCGTCAACTTTCAGAGACACGACAATACACTTTGTTTTGTCTAAATAAAAGGGGGCCGGTGATTGCGCGCACCGACCCCCTAAAGCAACGAATAAGGGAAGGAGAGGAGGAAAACCCTATTCGCGCCGCTCTACCCTAAGCAGAGGAGCTATGTCTAATATAGTCTAATATAGTCTAATTACACAAGCCCCCTAATGTTTCTGCGCAGCGGGCCTTTGTTTGCGGCGGACAGTGAGTATCCATGCAACGCCGTAGATACATCTGTGGCTAGACAAAGACATAACGCATCAGCTTTGTCGGGACTGCCAAGGCCGCGCTTCTTCATACTTTCTTTACTCTCGACTTGCATCTTGCCGGCGGAGGTAAAGCTATATCTTGGCGCAGCTAATTCGGCGAACAAGACTTCATCTTTAGGTATCTTCACATCACGATTTGCCAGCCAGGCTTTGGCCTTAAACCAAAGCTCGGCCCGTAAATTGGCGTATGTGCCTTTCATCGCCGGGCTTTCCGCCACGTTGATACCTCTGGCTGGCAAGCCCAATTCACGCAGACGGTCAAGAACACCCGCACCTAGCCCGATACTATCGACTAATATCTCGACTGGCTGCTTGCTGGGCGGCAGTGCCTCGTATTCGGCCACGACAGCCCCCGTCAACTGCATCAAGTCCAGCCCTTTCCAGGTCTGTATCTCTTCGACGACGGAACCTCGGCGCTTGGCTAGGGCGCTGGCGTCACTACCCATACGCGCAACGTCCAGACCCCACACGCCAGCAGCGTTCTCGTTCACGCCCATGTCGCGGTTCATAGCTCCATCAATCAGTTCAACGGGGATCACGGTGTCTTCTTCGCGTGGCGGGAAGTTACCTAGAACGCGCACATGATAGGCGGGACTATCTTCGCCATATCGTAGTTGCATCTCCTTAACGAAGTCTTCGGACACACGCGGGCTGTCGAGACACGACACATGAAAAGTCTTCCACTCGCCTTTGAGGCGATTGTGCGTGTCGTAAAACATACCTGTGTTTCTGGTCGGGTTACCTAGAAGCAAGGTCGTGGCGCTATGGCCAGACATCGAACCCGACGCAGCCTCGAACACGCTCTCTGGAACACCAGACGCCTCATCGGCCACCAGCAAAACATGGTCCGAGTGAATACCCTGCAACGCTTCGGGAGTCTCCGCCCTCGAGGTACGCGCAGAAATAAAGGCTTCAGTCGGCGATGCTTTGAGTTCGATACGGTCACTTTTAACTTCAACCAACGTCTTCAGAACATCTGGCAACTCATTGACCCACCGCTTGAGTTCGGCGAACATGGCGTCGAACAACTGGCTGGATGTCGGCGCGGTGACGACCACCTTCACCGGATAGCGCGTCAAAAAGTAATGTAACATCGCCCAGGATGCCGCAGTAGACTTGCCTACGCCGTGGCCGGATCGCACCGAGATACGGCGGTGGCCTTTGCTGATCGCTTCAAGAAACTTGACTTGCCACGGGTCTGGGCGGACGCGCAGAACATCGCGCACGAAACCAGCCGGATCGTCTTTATACTTCTTCAAAAACTGCAAAAAGAAGTTTGGCTGCTGCTGGCTGCTCTGGGACATTAAGTCCGCAGCTTCCTTTGCAGCTTTGGCGGCTCTGGACGGGTTTGTCGTTTTAGGCTTCGTAGCCTTCTTCTTTGTCTTAGGGCTGGTGGACGAAGTCATAATGCTCTCCTGTAATGATCTTGCGAACGGTGACATGGCTGATGTCGATGCCATGCTTCTTGGCAATGATCTTGACTATGTCGCGGTAACTGTAGCCTTTCAAGCGCGCAGCTTTCATCGTCACAATCGCATCTTGCTCTTCGGGGTTCTCGCGCAGCCGCGATCCTCGGCCCTTACCTGATAACGAATAACCAAATGGCGGCTCTCCGCCCAGAAAACCACCGGCCTCTTTCTTGGCCCTGCGGCCTGCGAGTACGCGCTCCTTGATCCTGCGGCGCTCTTCACCACTAAACACCGCCATGATTTCGAGCATGAAACGACCGTTCGGGTTGTTCTTGTCCATGACGTTGCCATAGCCGTTAATAATAAGGTTTATTCCGGCCTCCTCCCAATCACCAATGACGTTCAGTGCGTCCCTGGCGTCACGGAACATTCGGTCGAGCTTCGATACAATTACAGTGTCGCCTTCACGAAGAAACGCCAGCTTGCAGCCTTCTTCTCGGCGCAGGAGCGGGACCGCGCCCGATACGCCTTTCTCTTCATAGATGTGATCTAGTTCCAGATCGTGGGTAATCGAAATACCTTTTATCTGGCGGGCCTGATCATCCAGGCTGGTATTCTCAACTTGGTCCTCAGTGGACACACGGGTGTAGCCATAAACAGCCATATTCCATCTCCTTTGTTGGTAAGGCGGTACATAACGAGCGCCTTAACACTATTCAAGCTAAAAATTATAATTTTTTTGTGAGGGGGGCTTGGCCGGGAAGTGGCGGGGGTAGGGGGGTTTCTGCGAAAAATCGGTATCTGTCAGGTTATACGTACGTCACCCCCCGCGACCGGCAGGGTAGGGGGGCCAAAAAACGCAAAGGCTAGGGCGCCAAGCGCGCGCATACATAAAAAGATATCTTTGATATCAATATCTTGCATAGCAGACCGGGTGTAAAGGCGTTTTACGGCCTTTCCAAATCGCGGCAGAGGCGGGACCGAAAAGGGCTTGCGGCGGCGTCTCTCTCCCCTGTTTTACGCCTATGCATACGTATGCATAGATATTTTGTTTGACTAGGTCCATTGGTCCTGTATTATCGGGGACATTGCAAAGGAAAGGAACACCATGATGCAAAGTTCAACAAAATTCGCACTAGCAGCATCCGCCTATAGTGCGTTCACATGGGTTTATGCTGGTAATGATGGATTTGGCATATTTCACGTTGCCAGTTTGTTAGCGCTTGGCGCGGCGATGATTGCCGCAATTGATAGCGTCATTCATTTTGCAAAGGGGAAAAGGAAATGACTGTAGCCCAATACAAAGCAATACAGCACATTGCTGAAGAGTTCGAACGCACTGAACGCCACTTTCTCAACATTCGCCCGCAAACCGAAACTGCTCTTATTAATCGCGGATGGGTGAAAGCGGTTGAAGTCAACAAGCGCCCGTACCTGATGGTCACAGAGGCCGGATGGAACGCGGTTGCCGCAATCTAACACCGACGGGGAGGCTTCGGCCTCCCTACTCAAGCAATCAATCAAAGGAAAGGGAATACAAATGCAAATGACTTACAGCGAAGCCGCCGCCTATCTCGCTACGCTAGGCGTTCCGACGTTCTATCGCCATCAATGCATTACACATCTGCGCGGTCCGCTATATGGCCCCGATGACTTGGAGGCTATGGCGGACTGGTGTCTAGATTCTATCAGCGAGGGGATTGGATAAATGCCATTTGAAGCATTTGTTGTTTTGATAATCGCAATCATGGGCGCAATCGCTTGTTGGCCTGAAAAGAGGGAGAAGTGAGATGACATATGAAGTTCACGCCAATCGCAAGCCGTGGCGCTTTGCTACCGAATCCGAAGCACGCGCTGCTGCCAATGACGTTTTCGCCAAGCGTGGCGTGATCGTGGCGATCACCGCCAGCGACAAGCCCGCCACGCATTCCTACTCATTCTAATCGGAGCAACTGATCATGACTACTCTCATTCGCTGCAAAGAATACGCCGCGCCCAATGGCGACATTGGCCTTATCGACGTGGTGGAGCCTATTTTCGGATTAGACGTGCGCGTGTTCCGCTTTAATGAGGCCGCTGGCGGCATGGAGTACGCCCACAAGCGCGATTTCGACGTGATGGGCTGGCGTGCGCGCACCTATTGGTCGCTGCTCGACCCTTCGCGCTTCCACGTCGCCAAATGAAGCCCTATTAGTCGAAACGCGGCCAAGGCCGCGTCTGGCAAGGATTAGCCGCCTTGTCACTGAAGAGACAGGCTAAAAGGAAAGGTAACAGACAATGGCTGACAACACTTGCAACGGCTGGACTAACTGGCAAACGTGGACGGTCAACCTTCATTGGGGTGACTATTGGGCGCAGCTAGTTGAAGACGGCGAAGACATAGACGGCGACACAATGCGCAGCGACGTGGAGGCTTTTGTAGACGAAGCACTAACCGCAATGCCGGAGGGCCAGCGCCTGTTTATCGGCGACTGGATAGACTTGGGCGCGGTGAATTGGTGGGAATTATCCCGGCACTATGAACGCGAAGAGGTGGCGGCATGAAACAAGATCGCACATATTGGCGCAGCGAACCAGCTGAACGCCTAATCGAAGAGGGCAAGGAAAGCGGACACGAGTTGGCGATTGCCCTTGCCGAACGGCTCGAAGATAAGGACCGAAACTTAGAAGCGGCGCGGGAAGCGTTGCGGCACCACATGAGAGAGGACGATTGATGGACAAACTCAAACTTAAAACGGACGCCCTCTGCATGGATGGTGCGCTATTGTTTCGAAAGCGGGAGGCATTGCGGCGCGAGATGGCCGATACAGAGCAGCGCCTTGCAAACTTGCGGACGCGGTACCGTGACGCGGCTGGCCTCTATGGCCTAAGTGTTGGTCACTTTGAGCAAGCTTGCAAATCGAGAGGGCTGCTATGACGCCCGAACAATTTCGCCAGATACGCCAAGACTT